TCCATCCCATCTTAAAACTCTACCTTTATTAACATCTCTTGTGCCAACCAATATGTCTATATCAAAGTCTTTAATTGTTTGGATTCTTTCTGGTGCAACTACATTAAATTCTGTTTTTTGTGTGAAATCTGGAAGCTCTCCAAAGTAGCTTGTGGAGTCTGTGCCCCATGTATTATTTGCATTGAATACAGAAATTTGACTAGAAGCGTTAGTATGTATTCCTGATTCTGAGAAAACATGTGCAATAGGTAGTTGATAGTTTACACCCACAGTCCCTATGTTTGACTCAGAGAATTGTGTGCCGCCAGAACCAGAACTATCAAAACCATTGTTTCCTATCATTGTAGCCTTATCAAAGACCATGATTGTTACCACAACATTAGTTTCGGTTGCACCAAAAGTTAAGGTCACAGTGTTTGTGCCACTGTTTGGATTATTTAGTCTATAAGCCTCGACGGAAGCACGTGAAGAACCACCAAAATTGACTGTCGAGGAAGTAAATGATAAACCTATTGATTGTGCTCCTAGTGTTGGTGCCGTTACCATACTAGCAAAAGGTACGGTTGATGCGTTAAAGGAACTTAAATACATAACCATCACTCTATTACTCTTATCTGGAATAGTTACATCAAAAGTCATACCCGTTCCCGATGCTAATGTTTCTCTTTTGGAGTAGATTAGTGTTGGATATTCATTTCCAAAAGGTGCTACAAACCCAGCGTGTCCGATATACTTAATACTTGCGTCAAAAGTGGTTGTCATGGTTCTTTTGGGCTCAAGGGGCACAGGCGGTTTATCAACCTTAGCAATAGTTGTTTTATCTCCAATATAAAGTTGAAGGTTTTGTACTGTCATAGGGTGGAAAGAATCATCGCCAAATGCAAACTTCTTCCAATTTTGAGTAATCTTTGTCCAATCTCCTAAATCTTCTACAAGTATTTTATGTAAATAAAGCTCAGTAGCCCAGAAGATTTCGCCATGATATTCAGTAGCACCCAAACACTTCGCTTCTCCTGCTGTTGGAACTGTTGTATGTACAAGCGTATAAGTGCCTGAAACTTCTCGCCAGATTTTACCTGATTCAGATGAGAACCATAGTCTTGAACCATCAGAACAATTAACAACATTTTTACAAAGTTCGTCTATTGTAGTTGATGAGTGTTTTGATAGTTTTTGGTGGGCTTGAAATGTTCCAGGTTTTGTTCGGTAATCAATACCAACCAACTTTGAACAAGAACCCTCTGTGCCTGACCACAGACTATCAGATAGCCCGTTTATGCCTGTTTTAAAAATTGGTTCTGCCATATTATTTTGAGCTTCTTACTTTTGAACGAAACATTACCTGTTCATCTTTTGAACGCTTTGAATACCATTCCATAATATCTTTTTTCATCTGTTCTACCATAACGAATAAATCGTTTTTGATTTTAAGTCCGTGTGATACAGCGTAATCAGTAGAAGCGTCAAGAGATAAGAACCTATGAAATAGAGATGCTACTCCTGGTGATTTGGTTGTGTCTGTTGTAGTAAAATATGAAGGTTGTCTTTGGAAGTGAACGATTAAACCGCCAACTGCATCATAGTTTGGTGTTGGGTAAAGTCGTAGCGTATTGCCGAACTTATCATAGATAATTGGAATACCTTCAACCGCTGTTGGAGCTTCATCATAGATAGCTCTACCTTCTGGGTCATGGATATCTTTTGAATGTGCTGTTAAAATATTACCTGCCGAGTCTTTGACTTGAACTTTAACAATTCTTAAATGCTCTAGGCTTAAAGTATAGTCTTTTTGCCCATCAACTAAGTCTGTTTGTGCAATAGGTAAATCTGTGGTGTAATTTGAGTCATCCCATTGCCATCTATTGTCAACTGACATGATTAAGGTTGCCAGTTTATCGTATGACCTGTTTATTCTATTGGTAAAATCAGCTAGAAGCTCTGTGTTTCCGCTGATTGTTCCATAACTATTAAATACTAACTGCTCACAATCTTGTAATAGCCCATTTTTCTCTGTTCCTGTGTTTGAAAATACCATAATATATCCTAATTATACCACAGGAGAGCTTTACTATTTGCTGTCTTTTGGATTTCTGATGAAAAATTGCTTTTTAAACTCCTCTAAGTGTGAGAATTTTTTAACTTCAACAACATCACCTTTAATTTCAGCACTTTCAAGGTCTTCAAACTCTGCTAAATGAGGTTCTACTTCCTTTTTAATCATAGGCACTACTTTGTCTTTAATCTTTTGAACCTTTAAAGCGATTTTATTTCTATCTCGTTCTAGTTGCTCTTTATCTTTCAATAGTTGCTTGTGTTCTAGCTCTAAATCCTTTGGAATGGCATCAAGTTTTTCTTTAATAATATCAGATGACACCTTTTCAAACTTCTTAATCAATTCGTTAATCTCTGCTTTAAGGGCTTCGGCTTTCTCGCCTAGTTCTTTAGGTTCGACTTTGGCTGTGATTGCCTTTTCTTTGTCTTCTAGCTTCTTGATTTGGTTTTCTACCTTTTCAATTTGCTTACTGACTTCTCTGCCTGATTTTACTAGCTCATCTTTTTCTTTTAATAGGCTTACGATTTTCTTATTGGTTATTTGCATGTTATTGAATTTGTTAATTGATTAATTCTTCTGTTTTCTGCCTCGTATTCTTCTTTAGAATAGTTTGGCGGGTTTTCATCTGTCGGATTGTTAATAATTGGTTTGCACCTTTCCAGCCATTCCTCATAATCTGGTGTTGGTTGTATATAAATTATATCACTATTTTCTAGGGCTGTCATTATTGCTTTGTAGTGTTGTTCGTTGCGGTGTGGTGTAAATCCCTCTATCAATCCTGACTTAATTGCTTCCCTGTAAGCATCAACTAGGGGTAAGCTCTGGTCTATGTGGTCAAGATGAAAAGGTTTCATGTGTAACACTTCTCCTATCTTTTTAGCAAGGGTTGTCTTCCCTACGCACATCTGTCCAACTATCCAGATAATTTTATTCGTATTCATTGGTAACATTAAAGTAATGGGCTGTTAAAGGGTTGTTAATTTGTGTTTGATATAACTCCATAGCTTTCTTTTTAAGTTTAAGTTCTTCTTCGGTGGGTTCTACCTCCCAACCAATCGCCCTAGTTTCTCCTCTGCCATAAGTTTTATAGTAAGTTATGTCTTCATATAATTCAGTGGCAACTTTGTGAGTTATGTCGTGATGTTTATGTCCTCCGTCTAACTGAGGTGCATGACACTTTGTAATGTTTAACTTTAATAATTCTGTTCGTAATCTATCCTCATCAAACTCGTGTTCGGGAATATTCAAGAACATCACGGAAGCTCCTAATAGCTTCATAGCTTTAAAGCTCTCCATTATTCTAGTATATCCATTATCACCTTGTAGGGTGGGAAAGGTTAGGATAACGACAATGGGTTTTTCTCGCATAATCTTATATGCAGTAAATAATATCTCATCGTCTGGGTGTGGAATTAGAACGCAGTGCATAGTTGTTTTGCTACTCTTTTAATGTCATGTCTTTCTTCAAATATATCACGGTCTGGATAATACTCATAGAAGTCTTCGGGGTCGTTAGGGTTGTGAATGATAGATTTTATATTCATAGCTCTGGCTTCAAGGTTAACTCTGCCTAGTAAAATACCAGCTACTAAATCAGCATCTCCTATATGTTCTTCAATGTTAGACACCTCGTCAAATTGATAAACATAGTCGCCTTTAATGTTTGCTGAGAATTGTCTACCAAAAATATACACTCTATAATCTTTACTAGCTCTTTTAGAGTAGTAGTCAAACATCTTCTGTCTTAAACTATCTCTTGTTGCGGGGATTACTACTTTAAAATAATCTCTTTCACTTTTCTCTCTGGGTTTAAACTGTTCTAGGTCTACACCATTATAAATCACTTTAATTTTGTCAGCTGGTATTCCATGCTCTTTAACTAGGTGTTCTTTGATACTTGGTCTAATCGCTACATAATAAGGCATGTTAGGTCTTGGAGTTTCACATTCGTATTCACTATGAACTACATGGATAGTTTTGTCGGCACTAGGTAAAGGCATATCTCTTTGAGATACAATCGCAAGGTCATAGTGTTCTGTTGGTTCGGTTAGAATCTTAACTCCTAAATCCTCTAAATCAAATTGCAAGTGGTTAGCACTCCACCTTGACAATACAGAAACATCGTGTTCTTTTACTAACTCTTTGGCAAGAGCAAAGTTATACATCGGAGAGCCTGATAAGTATTCCATTGTTGAGCAAACTAAAATGATTTTCATATCAATACAATTATACTGTCGCCTGTTGAATAATCTTTGTGGCTTGGGAAATCATCATTACTCCAAACTGATATGTGTTCTTCAAGAGGATTGCCATATCGCGGTGGATGCACTTCAAAGCGTCTAGGGGTTACGACTAAAACCTTACCTAGTTTTCTTAACTTATCTACTAACTTCTTACCGTCTTCTTTGGTCATGTGTTCAATACAGTCAACCATTAAATAAAGGTCATAGGGTTCATATTCGTGTTCTATGGCATTGGCGATAATTACTTTGTCATAAATAGCTCGTTGGATGTCAGTAATATAATCAGGAAAGACTTCAAGTCCATCTACTCTTTCAACCGATTGCCAACCATAAATATAAGGTTTAGGTCGTAAGTATTCTTTAATAAGTAGTCCATACTTTCCAAAGCCAAAAGCAATATCTAATACTGATTTCGGTTTCACCTCTTTGACTATATCAATAATGATTGGTATTTGTCTGTGGTCTGATGATGGCATTATAGTAGTGTTTTATATGCGTCCTCCCATAGAGAACTTTTCTTGTTAATGTCGTAGTTTTCTTCAACATATTCACGGGCTTTCTTACCCATCTCTCTCCTTTTATCTTTATTCTCAATCAGGTCTTCAATATGTTTTATCCAGTCTTCGAAAGTGTGGGCGATAAGCATGTGCTTTGTGTCTTCGGGATTGACTTGATAAGGAGATTTGCCATCAGCAAAGCCTTGTGCGATACATGGAATTTCAAGCATTGAACTCTCAAGGAATTTAATGTTTGATTTACAACGATTAAAGTAATTGTCTTGTCGTGGGATAATTTGAAAGTCGAGACGAAGATTGTTTAATGTGTCGTAATATTTGTCAACTTCTGCTAAAGGAATCCACTCTAGGTTTTTAAAGCTCTCTAGTATCTCATACTCTCCTTGATAGATTTCTCTGACAAGTTTTGAAGGTTCTTTGTTAAGTGAAAAGAATACTAATTGAACACGGGGGTCGTTCTCATAGTGTCTAAATATCGGAACTAAAACATCAAGGTCAGATGTAAGTCCAACACTTCCTGTGATACCTATTCTAACTTTCTCGCCTTCATTTCTTAAAGGTTCGTCAAAAAAGAAAGGGTCAATCATATTAGGTAATACTTTGACATTGGGGTTCAGTTCAAGATATTCATCGGCTAGAAAGTGTGTTGAACAAGTAACAAGGTCGGCTTCTTTAATAAAAGCGTCTGCTATTCCTCCAATCATTTTCATACCGTGCTTAACTCTCGCCTCTGTCATATACGCATTTAACTTGACTGAGTTATCGTCTTTGTAAGTATCATCGTTATCATAAACGATTTTTTTGCCTAGCTGTTTTAGTTTACGAGCTAATTCTAATTTATCTGGCGATTCTGGTCTGTGAAAGACTACGATATCAGAAGCGATTGCCGCCTTTGTCTTGTTTTCTGGTGTCTTTGTATGTGGCACAATGCTTGTTGTATCTCCATCCCAACCATTTGCTTGTAATGGTAATAATGCTCGGACGAGATAACAACCAGCTAGCCCTGATGAAACATAATATACTCTCATATTATTCTTGATTTAAAATAGTTTCTGGCTCTTTTGGTTTGATAATTTCTTTTGTAACTGGATTGATTACATTTCCATCAATATCAAGTCTTTCTGATACCTTTTGGATGTTTGCTGAGATAACGACTTTACCTCCTGTTTGCTGTGGTAGATTTACTTTTTGCATAGTTTTATTTAGTTATTCCCTTAATGTGTCCCCACCCCCATTAAGGGTAGAGGTGAGGACAAACAACCTGAGTCAGCTTTATGCGCTGGTCAAAATTCTAACGCCTGCGTTATCTCTGTTTTCTACAACTCCGTATAGGATGTCTGCTGTAGTTACAGTTGATAAGTATTCAGGGATATAATTTGATTGAACTCGGATGCCACTTGAACCAACCATTGCTCCCATTGAACCACCTGCTCCTAATGGAGAAGTAGCGAAATGAATTGCGTCTGGGTGAGCCAAAGCGTTTACACGTCCAGTTGTTCCTGACACGTTTGCAATTTGAGTTGTTTGGTAAACAGGTAGACCATAAAGGTAACCTGCTGGTCTTTTCGCTGTTGGGTCATTAACTGGTGAGTTAATTGCCAAAGAGAATTTATCAATTGCTTGAACTTGTGTCCAGAATACTGCTGGGTGAACGAAGAATGCACACTCTGTAGTGTCGACATTGTTGGATTCTAGTGTTGAGATAGCTCCTCTGATGTCTGAGTCTACAAGAGCAGTTGTTGATGAACCTACTGAACCTGAGAAACCTGCAAATAATGCTACGATTGCTCCATCCAATTTCTTTGCGATAGCATAAGCTGCTGATTTAGCATATCGTTCCATAATTGTATATGAACGTTTTACTTGAGCTGCTTGTGCATCTTCAATTGCGAATGAAGATTCGAACCATTGATTGATTGTCAAGGTTACTTTAGGGTCTGTAGGTGCGTTGCTGTTTTGTTACTATACTTTTTTAAAGTATGGAGAAACCTCTTCGGATTTCTCTCTTATGGTTGTTATTCCCATAAGTTCAGACTATTGCATACACTTTCGTGTGTCTCTCGCTTAGTCGTTGCACCTGCCTTTCGGCTTGGTGGGCGTTGGCATTTCAGCGTTCGCCGTATATCAGAGAGACTTTTCTTGATTTAAATATTTTATAAGTGCTTGTAAGATTTGTGGATTATCGTATGTTAATCCGAGTGCTGTATTACAATTTGAACACAACCAACCTCTAAATTTTCCTGTTTTGTGGTCGTGGTCAAGGGTAATTCCATTTCTCCCTTTTCCTTTTTGTTTACAAACCTCACATATTTCTGGTCTCGGTCTTGGTGCTGTCTTCCTCAAGAACCTTGAGTTATTGCCACCTTTCCAATTCCAGTGATTATCAGCCCTTTGTAAAATACCTCTATCCTTTGCCGAACATTCTATTGAGCAATACTTATTTTTCTTTTTACCATACTTCTTTCTCTCGTATGGTTTTCCACAAACTACACAATTCAGTTTATCATTCCCACCATTGTATCGTGGATTGTTTTCGTTTCTCCACTTCAATGATTTATATTCTGAATAGCATTTATGGTTACAAAAGTTATTTTTGCCAGTCGTTTGACTTGGCGGTCTACAAATAAGTTTATTGCACGAATGACAATGTATAGTGTGAATGCTCTTTTGAGTCATATACACTCATTATACTTTGTTTCAGTCGGATAATCAAGCCCCCAAAGAGGGTTACTGCTGTTGCATTTGATTTAGCTGATGCGGTTAATTCTGTTACACTTGGAGTGTAAAGAACGTCTCCACCTTCACTAACTTCGTCTGACCTGTCTGTAAAGAACGGTGCTGTTACTAATTTTGCACGGAAGAACTCGTTGATTTTTTCTCCCCAAATTTCTGGGATGAATGAGTCTAACGATGTGCTTGTGTGCGATGTTGTTGGGAATGCCATTTTATTTATAATTTAATAAACTAATAAATGACTATCCCTCTGTGTCTATCGGATCTAACTATTCATTTGTTTCCACATCGCTTTGTGTTCATCTCTTGAAAGTCCTGGAGTGCTAGCTGTTTTTTTAGCTGATGCATTTCCTGAACCTTTAGAAGAACCTAGTGATGCTTCTTTTGATTTAAGTTCCTTCTCGTAATTTTCCTTTACTAATTTAAATAAAGAATCATTTTGAGCATCTATAAGAGATACTTCACGAGCTTTTGCTACTGCCTTTAACTCCTTTAGAAGTTCATCGGGCATACCATTGGCTCTTAATATTCTCTCGTCCACATCGGGATAATCAGTTGTGTTATCCTCTTTAGTTGCTTTAGGAGCTTCTTTAGCTTTCTTTTCAGCTTTTTCTGCTCTTATTCGTTGATTTTCAGCGATTGCTCGTTGCTTTTCAACTTCTGCTTCTAATTTGGCTAACCTATCTTCGATGTCAGGCTGATTTGTTTCAGATGATTCGCCTTCATCTTCAAGAATTAAAGAGTCTTGATTCTCTGTTTCTTCATTGGTCATAGTTCTTTTTGTTAAGGCAGTTCCACAACTGCCAATTGATTAATTCTCAGTTTAGCGACTTAAGGGTCGAACCTTTGCTCTTTGAACAGCTCGTCTGGCTTTTCTGCCAACTCGCTTACCTGGAGTCTTGTGAATTCCTATTTTTACTTTCCGCATATAATCCTTCTAAGTTATTAAATGTCTTGTCAATGATTCTTTTAGCTTCTGCATAACCAGTAATGTCGTCTTCCTTTAAAGCTTTAGCAACAATCTCGTCTTTCAGAGTTTCTATCATATAATTATACACTGCCTCTTTAACAACTTTGTTATTGACGAAAGATTTTAATATATCCATATATATATTATATCACTAATTCTGGGCTTTGTAGAGCTTCTGCTACCGCTGGTGCTGTTCCTTCTGATTCTCTACCAATTCCAAGTGAAGCTGCTGAAAGTCCAGGAATACCTGACATCTCTAACACCTCGCCAAAGATTCTAGATAGTTTAGGGTCTTCAAGAACTGCAAACTTACCTGTGTTTTGGTCATAGCTTGAGATAACTGTTTGTAATACACTTGATAGAGATTGTAGAATAATAGCTTTGTTCTTCTGTTCGTTGGTTGAAAGGACAGTAACTTTAGCTTCAATGTCATCAAAATATCCTTCAGGAATTTCAATGTATCGTTTAGCTCCCAAACCTTTAATGTTTGATTTAAGTGTTGATAGAACTTTGTCAAAACTTTCTTGTGTTGGCAATTCTCCTGTTCCGTCTTGTGGCATAGCCAATACTTGGTCGATAATTATTTTGTTTGCGTGCTTCACAAAAGATTGGTCAATCACTTCAAGCTCATCTGTTGAGAATTCTGATACTAAAATATGTTTCTTGTATAGTCTCTGGATTAAGTGTGGTATTACCCAGTTATTCCATAATCGTGAAATAAAGATACCCTGTTCTTCTAGTCGGTAGTCATAAGGTCGTGATGCTACTTGGTTTAGGAATACTGTTTGTGAGTAAGGAGTTCCTGATGGTGGTTGCTCTCCTGTAATAGAATCGAATGCACCTGTAGCGTTGTCAACTTGGTCTCGCCATAAGTTAATTTGATTTTGGAAGTTTCCTAAAGCTGACGGTGTTAGATTTACTGGATTTATGTCTTCTGTGTCGCCTAATTCAAATATCTTTCCATTATCAATCTCTAATATGTTATTTCCTAGTTTCTTAGAGTTGGTCTTCATTACAACCTTACCTGCTAAATCCATAGCGTTGTTCTCGTTGATTACAGAGTGGTTAGTCCACACTTGTGATTGTTCTGAGTCTTCAATAACTCCTCTACCTAATGCTCTACCTTCCATTTCTTCCCAAGCAAGATAATCGTATGGGCTTTCTTTTTCTGTGTCTGAGTAGAAGTAATATTCCTTGTCCTTAATAACTCCTATGAAATAAACTTGATTTGAGTATTCAAACTCGTCATCTTCTTTTGATTCTTTTCCTTGTGCTTCGTTTAAGTATTGAATTGGAAACTGTCCGTGAACTTCATATACTTTAATGCGATTGATTTTATCTTCTGCCCTTTTAGCTACAAGATTACATTTCTTAATCTCTCTTAATGCCTCGTCAATTCCTTCCCAAACTTTATATTTGGCTTTCAATTCAATCGGTGTCATGTAGTGAGTTTCTACAATTGGATTTCCTAGAATATCCACTTGGTCTGTAAAGACATTTCGCCAATCAACCACTTCAATTTTAAGGTCGCCTTTCTTTTCTACTTTCTTAACTAATACTCCACCATATTTAGCTCTTTTATATCCTAATTTATTTAAAGTTGTAGAGAAGTCTGATTTTTTCATCCACTCATAAGATTCTCTATTAAGTAGCATTGATTTAACTTGGTGGGCTGGGTTGTCTGAAAGAATCTGAACATCTTTAATGTCCATATCAGTAGCTACTTTCGCAAGGGTTACACGAAAGTTAACTATATTATAAAAGGGTTTAATTCTTCCTAGCTCATCAAAGTCGCCTCCTAAGTATTTAGAGTTGGAATAGAACTCGCACATTTTTAAAGTTTTTGATTGAGAGAAGTCGAGACCTTCCATTATACAAACAGGGGTGTCGTATCTATCAATAATCGATTGAATTTCTTGATATATCATATCTATATTATACCATTATATAGAATTGGGCCTGAGGTTGCGTTGGCGTTCTATCATTTGTTGCATGTAAATTTGTCTGTTATCAAAAGGTGGTTCTGCAATCTGTAATTGATAAGCTAATGAGTCAGCACAATCATCGTGAGTAGCCTTTGGAAATCTTAATAGCTCCTCCTCTAAATCAACACAATCTTTATCAATATGAAAGATAGAACCACTTGAATATCTTGGAATTAAACCCCTGATTCTAGTTTCTTTCATAATACCCCCATGCTTTAAAGTTACAACATAGGGGAATTTGTTTCGTTTCTGCATTTCTTCTTTTAAGAAGGGTTCTACCGCTGAGATGTAAGCACCCTCTTCAATACCAATCTTTTCAAAACCCTCTTCGTGTAATAAGAAAATCATGTCAACCAATTCTTTTGAGTTGATTCTGTATCTGTTAGAGCGAATATTCCAGTTGTTTTCCCTATCAACATAGTTTCTGGTTACACCAGTTGAATCAGACTTTGCACCTTTAGATAAAGCTGTGTCAATCGTTATGAACTTTCGTGTGTTTACTTTTCCAACCTCGTCTAGTGTTTTGTATTTAAACCATTCTCGCTTAAATTCTTGCGATTCAGTATCTACTGGGTCTTGTTGATATAGTGCAGACCAATCATAAGGGCCTATGTCTTGTTTTGTTTCCATTAAGTTTTCTAGTGTATATTGATTAGCCCAAAGCGGTTCTCCTTTTAATCTAAACTCCTCATCTTCTGTTGCAATAGCGGGTAGTCGTAATCGTTCCCAATTATCAGCGTTCTCTGATTGTAATATCTTTCCTATTAAGTCTTCATCGTGCCACCTAGTGTGAACAATAACAATCGCACCATTTGGAGATAGACGAGTTCTAGCTGTTGAGGTATACCATTTCCAAACCTTTTCTCTAATAACAGGAGAGTCGGCATCTTCTCTGTTCTTAAATGGGTCGTCAATAATCAAAACATCAGCACCCTTACCCGTAATAGCTCCACCAACCCCAGTCGCAACATAGCGTCCTCTGTGTCCTGATATACCCCAGTTGTTTTTGGCTTGTGAATCTTCTGCTAGTTTAATGTCATCAAAAATATATTGATATTCTCGTGTGTTTATTAAGTTTCGAGTCTGTCCTCCGAAGTCAGTAGCTAATTCTGAAGCATAACAAGAAGTGATAATCGCTTTGTCTGGATTCTTTCCTATAAACCAAGCGGGGAATTGAACAGATACAATCTCACTTTTACCGTGTCGTGGTGGCATTTCTACAATCAATCGTTTTATTTCTCCTCGTTCAACAGCTTCTAGTTTCTCTATTAGAAGTTTATGATGCCAATTAGCACGATAGTCAACAAAGTTATATTCTATAAACGGTAATAACTTCCTTCTTGATAATTCCCTTATAGCTAATTCTTTTTTAGCTTTGGTTTGTAATTCGTTCAAGTTCTTCATTGGTTAATTCTTTCATGGAGTCCACTTTTAGTTCTACCTTTGAATTTACTTCGCTTTCTGTTTTATCTTTCCAGTTATAGTTGTTCTTTAAATTAAATACTGTAAAAGGTGCATTTGTTTTATTCATTAAAGCATTTTCTTCTAACCAGTTTTCACAATAAGACAACGCATAGTGGATAGAGTCAACAAATTCAGGTCTTGCTTTATATTCCCGCAATGTTTCTCTTGTTGTGTCAAGGTGTAATGCTAAACCAGTTATAGTTGGTGGTCTTTGTTCATCCTTACAAATATCAAAATAGTTCTGAATCATATCATCCAACTGTTCTTTCGTTTCAAATTTAAGGGGTCTTCCTGCTGTCATTTTGTTTTGTTTATATAAGATTCAACTGTCTCTGTAGCGATTCGTTTCACTTGTTTTAATATTTCTTTTCGCCAACCCTTACCATTATTGTGCATTAAAGTGTAAGTGTTTCCTTCCCAAGCAATAAATACTGGTAATAATTTCTCTATCTCATCTATATTGGGTGCATCTCCTGTGATTGGGTGTTCTAGTAAATCCTGCCTCGTTTTGAGCATTTTTGTCTCAATCATATACTTAATTATACCTTATTTAATCAGTATTGGCAAAAATAATATCCTCGAGTTTATCTCTCCAATTCTCATACCATAAAACATCTGTCTTTACTATCTCTCTACCCATTGTATTTAGTTCCTCTAACCACTTTTTACCTCGTTTGTTTATTATATCCTCTACAATATCATGTGAGGTCATAATCATATTGCCGTTTCTGTTGTGTATTTTATAGTGGCAGGAATTACAGAGTGGGATTATGTTCGTCAATTCGTATCTTAATCTACTTGACCTAGATTTTTCAACGAAATGATGTCCGACTTCGTTATCTTTACCACAAACTTCACATTTATTATGTAAAAGTTTGTTGCATTGTTGCAGTAGTCTATCACACTCTTTTTGGAGTTTAGCTGTGGGGCTTTTGCCTTTTTTATTTAAAGGAGTTCTTCTCATAACCATTGTCTATTGTTTTGTGTCCACTCTATTGTTTGTCTAAGCGATTCTTCAAATCCAAGCGGGGCAGTCCATCCTCGTTCTTTTAATTTAGTGCCATCTAGTGCATATCTTCTATCGTGTCCTGGTCTTGTTGAGTGGAAATCAGATAACTCATATTTCAATTCTTTGCCTATAATACCCGAAACCATCTGTGCAAGTTCTAGGTTGTTCAATTCTACATCTCCAACAACATTGTATCTTTCTGGTAAGGTGTGGTCGCCATCATCATACATAGTAGGCTCTATGTTGTTTAGTAAGAATAGGACAGCATCAGCGTGATTTCTTGCATGTAGATAATACCTTGAACCAATGTAGTCTTCTGAACCATGAATAGTAACAGTTTCGCCTTTCTCTATCTTGCTAATAAGTTGTGCTACATATTTCTCCTTATCTTGCCTTTCCCCAAAGTTATTCATTGTGTTTGTGATGATGAGTGGCACACTATATGTTCTCCAATAAGAGATTGCAATAGCTTCTTGACATGCTTTTGAAGCAGAGTAGGGGTTTGACGGAATAATACTTGACCACTCTTTATGATTCACTCCATCTGGTGCTACGCCATAGACTTCATCTGTTGATATTTGTATGAACTTTTTAGGCTTAATAACCCTAGCCAACTCAAACATTGTTAGTGCCACATCTACATTGTTTTTTATGAACGGAACTGGTTCGTCAATACTCCTATCTACATGACTTTCGGCTGCGAAATTTACTATGTAATCTATCTTGCCAAGTCTTTTTATTGTTTGTTCTGTAAGAGGAGAAACTATGTCGTGTGTAATTACTTCTACTCGTTTTGGGTCGTAGTATTTACTTTCCAGAATTCGTTCTGGGGTGCCTTTATGCTTCCAAGATGCTATACAGATAATGTCCCAGTCTGTATTTATTAAAATGTGTTCTAAAAAATGTGAGCCAATGAAGCCAGATGCTCCCGTAAGTAGTATTCGCATTGTTTAATTATACAATATCTTTGTTTTGTTGTCTAATTTATTAACTTAAAAACCCCCTCCACCACTCCCAAAGCAAAGAACATTACGAATATTAGGAGTATTAAGCCGAGAATTGTGCCGATTAGTTTATCCATTATCCTTTTAGTTTGTTAATAATTTGTGATTTCAAAACTTGTAATTGT